GCGCTTGAACAGACCCTTCCAGAAGGTAATCTGGGGATTCCCAGAAAGATATGCATCTTGGGCGCCGTAGGCAACGAGCTGTAGTAGACCGCCACCCATTTGTCTTTATATGTTACTTATAATGATTTTTTCCTGAAAACGCCTACTTACGGCGGCGCATAGTCTTGCCTCCCTTGCGACCCTTGCGGCGTCCACCCATTACCGCAGGGCTTACAGGGGAAGAAGCAGGGGAAGATTCGGGTGACTCCTCACCGCCCTTGTGCTTCTTGTATGACTTCTTCGCCTCTAGAATTACCTTCTTGAGTCCGTCACCCTTCTTGTAGGTACCACGGCTCTTCATTGTCTTCATCGTCTTCTTGACATGCATTAGCCACTTGTTCGCCATTTTGTTTTAACGAGGAGATTTTTAAACGGTGACATCGTAGATTGGGCTTGTTTTCCGCATAGGCTGAAAAGAGACTGATGGATCAGGTAAAGCTGGTTTCTTGAATTTCTTGGGACGGAGAGGACGGAGAGGGGCAGGTTTTAAGACCAAACTGTTCTCTTGGAACTCGCCAATATAGTTCTCCATAGCGGAATCTACTGAACCGTAATTCATCATAATCCACTGACATCCGTACGAAAACAAGATTTGGGGATTGAAATTCACTAAATCGTCGCCAATATCGGGGACAACCATCGTGATATGGTTACGGTTATGATTAATGAGTTCATCCTGATCATGAGGCTGTGAAGCTTGCGTGTATGTCAGGCGGCGTAAATGAGAAGTAGCCCATGAAATATTTATGAGTTCTTCCATCAGAGTTCCCTTCACTTCGCTTCCTGAAACCAGAACAATCTTGCGCTGGAGATTACATACAGGTTCAACAACTAAGTTGCGACGCTGGTACCCGTATTCTGCATCGAGTAAATAAGGTCGGCAAGTAGTTTTGATAATTTCCGAGCATGCGTTGAGAACAGTTGTGTTTTTAGTATGGAACACTAAACTCAAAATAAAAGGATCGGAAGACACGGGAGAAGTTACAGAGTTAAATGCTGTATTGCCTAAAGCTACACAACAAGCTTCAAATGATACAGTATTGTATGCATAATCCGTTCCAAGCTTTTGATTCTTCAATCCAACAACTGGTTTGCCCGTTCCATCATCATAAACATCTAATTCTATCATTCGAGCTCCAGACTTTACAACTAGGGGAATGATTTGGTCGGAAACATAGTCGTAAATTTTGGCTCCGGGAAATACTGAATATGACGAGGCAGCAGTATAAAAATCACAAAGGCGGTAAGCTGGTGTTTGTGGACATCCCAGAGGTGCCAGCTTAGTAACCTTCTCGTAAGCAGCAAAGTTAGGTTTAGCAGCAGCGAGAGCTTTGGATTCAGAAGGTGTGAAAGATAAGTACAACCAATAGCCGATTCCGACAATTAGTAGTGCTATTAGAGGTGCCGACAATGAGAACCAGTCCATTGTTATTTAGTCCACGAATTAATAGCCGCAAAGAAAGCATAAACGATTATTCCAACAAACGCTAAAGTAATACCCATAAGAATATATTCGCGAGCACCCATTATTAATATATTACACACGGAATAGTACTCCTCGAAATCCGCGAACAACTTCATCTGGAATACGCTTTTTCATTGGAATACCAAGTAAACAACAAAAATGAAAGTATAAACAGTACATTCCACACTCTGAATTTTCGTATTGGTGTCGAGTTTTGTTGTAGGTTGTAGCCATAGGCTTTTGGTGAATTTTGGTGGCATCCCAAGTAATTTTCCAGCGCTTCATCAAGTTCACGACTTCTTTACTGGGTTTTTCGCCATACGAATCAAAGTATGTAATTCGAGGAAAAACAAGTTCAGGTCGAATATCGCAATAAAGAGCGATCCAGTGCTGACCGGGTCCTGTACTCAAATCAGTATTAAATACAATACCAATTTGGCGGTACCCTTTTTTATACAGTCCTTCAATGCTCAAGGAACACAGAGAATTCACAACACAAGTTCCAGTTTCCGACTTTTTTCCAAAATCTATTGGGACTGTCCCGACATAGTAGTATTCACCAAATATATTAGCAAACTGTTTCTCAACCGCATCAATATCCAAAGATGATAACCATTCTTCAGGATTTGTCTTCCATGATTCTGGTGCCCTAGGTTTAGAAAGCATGGAATTTATAATACATTCGGCTGATCCCGAATCACACTTATCGTGAAGTCGGGACTGTATTTCCTTCCAAACTTTTTGAACATCACCTTTCGCAATAGGTTTCTGAGTAGAGTTTTCCTTATTATAAACCTTGCGCAAGTTTTCAACTTCTTTTTCGTCAAAGAACATTCCCCTTATCTTGAAAATGGATTAGATTCTTGAACTTTTAGTGAATAGAAATGGAAGAAGCAATTCGTGATTTGAAACGGTGTGTTCAGCAGTATCGTAAGGTAGATGATGAACTTCGTGTCCTGAACCATGAAGTATATAATAAGCGTGAATCTCGCAAAATTGTGGAAATGGAACTTGCTGATTTGATGAAAGTTGAAGGGTTTGCCAATTTCAAGAAACTCAAGATTGAGGAGGATGGGTCAATTATTACAATCCAGCGACCACAGGAATGGACGAAGCCTTGGTCTCTTTCAAAGAAGGATCTCAAGGATTCGTTGGAACGATACTTCAATTCAACTAATATTCCGTCTGCAGATAAGGCATTTGAGTTTATTGTGGAAGCTCAGAAGTCAAAGCTTACATCTACTGACTTTAATTTCAGTCGCGTAGTTCCTGAAGAAGATTAACTGATAAAAAGGTAATGGAAGATTCTCCTGTAGAAATCAATGATTCAGAACCAGTAGGAAGAAGATCGGCGAGAAAATCAACTCCTTCTGCTAAAAAGCTTGAAGCAATAGTAACTGCATCTGAAGTAAAAGCTCTTCGAACTCCTGCCGAAAAAAAGATAATATCTGGAAAAATTTTAAGAACTTTTAGAACACTCGACGAACCCGAACCTGAAATTGACCGAAATATATCTTGCTACGAGCAAAAATTAACCGTAATGGCAAAGTACATGTTTGGTAATAATTCAGTGAAAGCATTCACGAAAGGAGTGAAAGATGCTGAAGGTAATTTTATTATTTTTCCAAACGAAATTCGCAAAGTTTGGGAATTAACCGATGAAACTATTCAATGTAATAATATTATTGGAAAGTGGAATTTAGGTACAGATTGCTGGATTTGTGGATACACTACTGTTAAATCTAAATCAGCCAAGCGCCAAAAGCGTGACTCAATTGGCGGCGCAAAGCGAAAGCGCGAGCCAAGTGAAGATAGTAGTACAAAGGAAAACCCTACTGGAATAGAACCTACTTGTGATCATGTTCTACCTGTTGCTCAAGCCCGTTTTTTTCTGGATTTGTATAATCCAAGTATTAAACCAATTAGTCCAGAATCACAAGCAGTTCTTAAATTGGAATATGAGTGGGCTCATCGCTACTGTAATGAAGTGAAAGGAGATACACCGTATATTAAAAATATTGGAACAGACGAAGAACCAGTATGGGAACCTGATACGGATGCAATGACTGAAGATTTGAATAGAATATACTCTGGTTTGCGAAACCCATTATACTATTCAAGGTATAACGAAGGAAAAGCTGTTCTACTTGAAAAAATAGGATCGAGTAAAATTGCCAAGAATCGATGGTTACAAGAACGCCAACCAATAATGAAAAAGCGTATGCAAGCTATTGCAGATCATGTAAATAAAAAAGAAAAGGGAATTGGTCGTTTAATTGTTCTTGCTGGAACGGCAAATTGTATGAATCCTAAAAATATTCGTAGCACGATGATTGAAATTATGAAGAGTTTTCAAGCAGAAATTGGACCTGTTCCGGACCCAGAAGTTATACCTATTGATGATAAAAAAGCTCCTTACGAAGAAGAATTTGAAGATGCCGAAAAAGATGCAATTAAAGGACTTATTCAGTTACGAAGTTTTGAAGAAGAGGAGGAGGAGGAAGAGGAAGAACCTGTATCAACGATTGCAGATGCTCTATGGTTCCTGAAAACTACGAAAGCAGAAGATCCTCCTGCAAATCAATGGTCATTTTTATTTTCAAGTTTATCTGAATCACCTACAAAAGGAGGCAAGACGCGTCGAAATATTCGCACAAAGAAGTAATGGCACTTGCGTTTGTAACTGCACAACTTCCTGGTCTTATTGAGAAGTATGAGCCGACAATCGAGGCGAATCTTACTACTGCGCTCTCAAAACTGAAAGATGAAGACCCAGTAAACGCCAAGTTGTTCCTAGATAACTGGAGAAAACTTGATGTTGTTGTTGAGCGTGTTTTGGCTTCTAAATCTGCCGGTAAAAAACGAACTCGTCGTCGTAAGACTCGTAAGTAAGTAAATGGCAGTGCCAATTCTTTACAATCCATTCAATCCAAAAAATCGCTTGTTTACCAATACGGATATCCAAGCGATTCTTCTGAAACATGATTCAGATTACCGAGTTCAAAAGAATGAAGTGTTCCAGCAAGCTATGGTTCATTCTTCGTATGTCAAGCGTGCAGAGTACACGAGTCCAACAGGTGAAGTTGCCCAGTTAGCCGAATGTCCAAAACATTGTTTAGGGTTATTTGATGAATCATATGAACGACTAGAACACTTAGGGGATTCAGTTCTTGGAGCGTGTATTTCCACATATCTTATGAAACGGTACCCACAGGAAAATGAAGGATTCATGACGGATTTGAAGAAGGAAATCGTATGTAACGAAATGCTTGGTCAGCTGAGCCAGAAAATTGGTCTTGATAGGTTCTATATTATTTCCAGACATAATGAAGATGTTTGTGCTGGTCGAACGAACTTCAAGAAACTAGGAGATATCCTAGAAGCATTTCTTGGAGCACTGTGGTCAGATTCAGATAACGATTTCAAGACTTTGTATGGGTTTGTCATCTGTCTTGTTGAGCGATACATTGATATCCCCCGAATTCTGATGAACAATCGTAATTTCAAGGAACAACTTCAAAAGCTATATCAGGCTAAGTTTCATTTCACTCCAACTTATACTGCTCTCAGTTCATCACTGAACTCGTATACTATGGCGGCTATTGATGAGAAAGGTAACCATTTGGGAATTGGTACAGCTCCTACTAAAAAGCAGGCAGAACAGTTAGCGGCTAAACAGGCAATTGAACGACTCTCATAATTATGAAAGACTAATCTTCTTCTCGCGAGGAACATGGCGGACTAGAAGTTCACGACCAGCAGCCGCAGCTTCAGGAGCACCTTCAATTGCCCGAAGAACATCGGCTACACGCTGAGGTTGGTCAGCAAATTGCAAAAGTAGTTGAGTCCGTATAGTATCGCGGCGCAAAGCAGGGCGAGATGAACGAACAGAACGACTAAGACCTCCCTTGCCTTCAATGGCAAAGTTATCGACCTGATTATCACGCATAAATTTCAGAATATCATCTGCACCCTTATTTTTCCTATCCTTGATATCCTTGATTTGCTTACGAAGTTCGCGCTCCTGATCATCAAGAGCAATCCAGTGCTTAAGTGCTTCCTTTACTTTGTCCGTGTCTTGCGCATGGTCTTCCTCGGCCATTTAGCTTTATTATATCTCTTCGTTGAAAACCTCTTGCCGCCCGTTTCTTGCGATATTTTTGAAAGATGTTCAAGTTTATTAATTGCCTTAACCATGGGTGGACCCATTACAGGAATAGCATTAACAAGATGAACTGCTGCTTGTCCAAAATCGTCCTGCGTGATAGATAGTGCCGCACCAGATAAAGCCGCAGGAACAGTTCCTATCATAACCATAGCTGCTCCGGGAGCACTACCAAGTTCTCCAATATTATTGGCGGTTGAAACCCCAGTTTCAATTGCTGCATGTGTACTTGCCAATCCCAATTTTCCGTATGGAACAATGCTTTCAATTGTTTGTTCGGTTCCAGTTACACCATCCTTTAGCCAATTAACTGTTCCAGAAATAGGAGTTGGATCCCATGACTGGAGGTAAGAAATTGCACTACGAATTGCACCATCTGTTACAGGATACTCTAAGCCCCCGTGCATTTTGAAAGCTTTCAAAAGAGCCTTTGCGGACTTCTCGGTAAAAATAGGCTTCAGATGTTTTTTGTCGTAAAATGCAGATTCCTGAATTTCTTCGGGACTCTTGAAGTTCTTTCGTTTCAAATACCGAACAAGATTCATAAGTTTGACAGTTCGTTCAGCCAATAAAGTCTTGGAACTTCGTTTAATAGCATTGTAAAGCTTGCGTTCTTTTTGAGAGAACTGTAAGTCTTCATAGACCCACACCATTATTTAATGCTTCTAAATTTACAATGGATGACGACAAGGGTCGAATCGCATCGTGGAATTCTCAATTAGAAAAAATCATTGCTGCTGAAGGTGAACGATGTTTATGTTTTTCATGGTTACACGACCGTTCGGAAAAACGATACTCATCATTAACAACTTATATTACTTTACCATCAATTATACTTGCTACCTTATCTGGAAGTGCATCAATTGGAACAAATGGACGATGCGCCGAACCAACTGAAGTTAATTTGAATACTTATATCGGAGTTTCCACTTTAGTTGTAGCTATGCTCACAACTGTTTCAAGTTATTTTGCATGGGCAAAAAGGTCTGAATCACATCGCATTGCTGCGGTATCTTACAAAAAAATGTACCGTTTTATTTTAGTTGAATTAGCATTATCTCGTTCCGAACGAATGGCAGCTAAAGATATGCTAAAAGTTGTTCGTGACGAATCGCAAAGAATGGAAGAAATTTCTCCACAAATTCCTGATGTTATAATTTCCCAATTCAAGAAGAAGTTTGATAAGAATACTTCAGAAATCACTAAGCCTGAAATTACAAACGGTCTTGATCCAATATATGTATACCCTTCAGATGCACCATCTCCATACATGACATCTAAACCAAGTAAGGCTGCATTAGATCTCATGGACCCAATATATAGAAGTCCAAGACCAGAAATCACTATACCTGTTGTACCAATAAACACAACAAACATCAAAATTTCCAGCGACGGTCACACTCCAAACAATTCACGAAAGTCGTCATTGGCTCATCCGCCGACCGAGTCTGCATCTGATAATAATCACACTTAGATTTCTTCTTGCAAACTGAGCACCATAGAATAATAGAAGCACTATCGTTCTTGGCATACAACTTCTTCTCAAGCTCAATGATTTTCTCAATAGACTCCTTCCATCGAGCAGGACACATATCAAGAGCCGACATTTCCGCAAATAGTTTAGGAGTTATGTCGCCATTCTTCACTAGCGAACACCAGTTCTCTTTATTTTGGACATACCCATCAAGTCCACGAAGGTTCTCATAAAGGGAAATCGCACGGCTACGGTACATATTCCAGAAAATACGGTTAGACCAATCGACTTCCATATTTTCTTTAATAGCCTGATCACTGACAACATGAAGCATACTATCTTCAAGCTGCACGGCAAGATCATGATCGCCAAGAAGTTCCTCAAAATTCTCAATTGCCTTATCGCGAAGTGGAGATTGTACAAATACATTCTTAGATCGTGAATGAATAGGTTTCGTGATATTGGCAGGTTCACGCTTCGTATCTTCAGGCTCGTCATCATCATCGTCAATCTGATCAGCGTCATCCTCACCTTCTGCATCAGCATCCGGATCTTCCTCTTCCTCTTCGGCATCTTCAACTGCAAAAGTCCACTCTTGATACAGCGTTTCGTAATCAGAAGACTTTAGGTTGGTGTATGCATTAATATGCGGATCGTAAGTATCCTGATCTTCATTGGATGATGCGAGAATAACAATATTTCCCGAATAAGTTTCTTCGTCAAACGGCGATGGAAGCATATGTGCATTCTCATCGGTATCGGACGAATACGCGAATACTGAAAGCCATCGGTCATCCTTTACTGGATCCTGAATCTTACCCTGAAATTGAATATCGGTGTTCTTGAACTTCTTACGAATCCATTCAAGAACATCGGCAGTTTTTCCAGGAATTGTAATATCCGAAATACTTCCATTTGTAGAAATTGAAACTCCGAACACCATCCTTAATGGATAAGGCAATAGAACATGTAAGTTCGTTTTGGAAAATGGATTTTTTCAGCCAACTTAATTAAGTATCAACCATGTCAACTTATATTCCTCCACACAAGCGCAATCAGACAAAGATGCCCGCTACTACCAAGACTGCGACAAAGCCTACTCCACAACTACATGAGAAGGATTTTGTTCCTCTATCTTTGAATGAGACAAAGAGTACATCCAAGGTTGATTGGAAGTCTGTGAATTTTGATACCACGCCTAATGTAGAAGCACATTTTCCACCACCTCCTTCTGCTTCTATTCCGATTCGCAGGCAGCCAGAGCGTATTTTAGAGAATGATGAATATTCAAATAATTCAGACGATTCTGATATCAATGGAGCTGCGCATACTGGTCCAGTAACCGACGGATGGACAGTTGTTGAGAAGAAGGTTCGTGTCAAGCGCGATAAGGTGCAGGAGGCTCTTGATAATGGTGATGCTCCTCTTTCAGATGAAGAAGAAGAACAGAGCTTTTGGGATGATCAGCCTGAAGAGTATGAGACTTACTGGGATCGTAAGCCTTAAACTGATGCCGAAGTTATCGGAAGTGGTTTCTTATCCAATCCTACAAGTTTACGAAGATATGAAGCCACTGATTGAGCGAGTGTATTTAAGGTAAGAAGGAATGAAATTTGGTCTGAATATAACCATGCAGCCCAAACTCCTATTCCAAATGCCGCAATTAAAAGAATCATATCAAATAACGAAATCCATCCATTTGCAGCTACTTGTGAAGATGCCCAGTCTTGTACATGACCTAAAACAGTCTTTTTGTCTTTAGCAGATGTTGTGCCAAGTGGTGCTTGTACAACTGGTTTAGTTAAGGGAGTCTTCTGACCTGCACGACGGCATTTCATGTAAGTCTTATTATCGTGAGGCATGGGTCCTCCGGGTAACTGCTCGACATCATTGTAAAAAATTTCGCGATCACCAAGACCCTGAATGGGACGCGATCCCGGATTGACATTTTTGACTAAAAGTGCAAAATCGTTAGAATCAATATTAATCATAGACTTGAAGACTACCCACTTTGTAGCGTCACATCCCGGTGTGACCAATGAACCGTCGTAAACATAGTAAGAACCGGCAGGAGGAACCATCTGAAACAGTCCCCAATTATCGCCCAGATTTACAGGCGTTGAAGCTACACTTGGATTTCCATACGGAACAAATGCATTGAAAAACGATGTTGCATTTGTTTGATGAGGATTTACTCGAACAAGTGTGCTCACACAAAGATTTCCACCGGTAGGACTACTAAACATTGCCACAACTTCCGCATCAGCCTGAATGTTCTCAATCGTGTGATGGCTGGGGTGGTTAACTAAAAGTGCTTGGCAAGTGTACCCTTCTCCGTTAAACTTACATGAACCCAGTCCCGCTGTATTTTGCAAGACCATTCCCTCATTAGAAATAGCGACGGTAGCTTGTGGCACATACACATCATCAAAAACAAGTTCGCAAAGAAGGTCACAAGGTTTGGCTGCAGCCTGTGATAAGTTAATAGGGCTCTGGTTGGCTCCTGAGCAATTACCTCCCCACGAGGCACTTGAGCTATACAGACTCATTTGTAGTTTGGCATGATTTTGTATCTTGAATATAATCAATGGGAATCCT